CAATGACCACATCATTATTATTGAGCAATAAATCAATTCTATTCACCATGAGTTATTTTAGGGTTTTCGATATCCTTTACTTTTGTTTCGGTTATTTGTTGACCTGACCACACCGATAGGCTTGTTTTCAATACCGTTTCTGCTATTGGTGTCCAGGTTGCAAATACATTTTTAATGGTATTCAGGTCCTTTTCAAGCGTGTTGAGTTTATCGGTTAATTCTTTGATTTTAATAAGACCTCCAAAGGATCCGTCATTGAACTTAACTTTAGTTTTTGCGTCAATAGTTATGTTTTCAATTTCTGAATACTGACAAATAAAAGGTTCAATGTTTTGCGAGAATATCACTTTGACCGTTGAACCAATTACCGGTTCAATTAAAAATCCATCGTCAACCGATGCCATTAATTTCACATCTGGTAAATCATATTCAGTATGTCCATCGACTGCCACACAATCGCATGTGCGTTTTTTTATGTTTACACTGACCACTTCAGCATTGACATAAGTAACCAGGTCGCACTTGTGAAGTCCTACCATTTTGTAAATGGATTCTATAATTGCCCGGTCGCTCATAGTAGCTTATAGTCAAGTTGAATTGTTTGTCTTATACCACTGAAACCTGCAACATAATCTACCGATTTAGCTTTGTAGAGTCCGTTTCTTTCCGGTAGGATATTATCATAGATCTGCACGTTGTCACCCATGCGCACAAAAGGAAATCCAAACGTGGTAAACTTGCCTTTAAAGCCAGTATAGTAGTATTTCCGAAGCTCTGCCAGCGCCAAAGTCTTCAGCTCTTCGATGCTTTTTGCAAATGGGTATGGCATTGTCATTCTTTCGCCACCTGTATTAGGTGGGTAGTCTTCACCTTTTTTCTTGATGAAATAATCGGGTGTATCACTTCCATTTCTTAAAGTGACAAGAACCTCGAGCCTTTCACATTTTGTCTTTGCATGGCCGTCTTTAGTCGTTTCGCCAGTTTCCCGCTCAACCTTATTAGATGCCACAATAGAAAGAGTGATATCATCTTTTCTTCTGTAATCAAGTTCGTCCGAAATAATGTTTTCCTGAAAAGTGAAGTTGTGTTTTTTGGCTTCAGATTCAATATAGATAACAGATCCTACCCTTAACTCCGATCCTTTGAAATAGGATTCAAAGTGATAGGTTTTCCGAATCCTTGCGAGTACTTCAGCTACGGTTTCATTACCTACCCTGAAAGCTCCGAATGTTGTTTTTGTAAGGCTGTTAACCGTTATCTTTTCGGTATTTAATGGATTATCATTATAAGGCTTAACCAAAAACCTCATTATGTCTTCGAGTGTGTCGGTAGGCTTGAACGTGTGGATGGGTGCCGGGAGCTGTTTGAGCTTCCAAGAAATGTCTTCAACTTTAAATTCAATAGGCTTTTTACTTGTGACCTCAGATATAAACCCTACAAACAAGTGTTCATTACCGTTTTGTGTACCCTCAATGACTTCTTTGCCTTTTAGAAAGTATTTATATGCATAATCCATTACTACCTTATCACCTCTCATTAAAAGAGGTAAAGTAGGGTTATCGAATGACTGAACACCTCCGATGTTATTTGAAAGCGGTACAAGCTTGTTGTTCTTGTCTCTTACATACAGGTTTTTCGGAACCGTGATCTTTCCCTGATTGGTGAAATCTCTCCATGAATCTGAACATGACATCTCAACCACAAAATCAAACTTGATCACCTTGTCGCGTTTAGGTGCATCTTTGATTTGTGCTAATTGGGTAATAGTAATTTTAGTCATTACCCTTCCGTATGTCATTTTAAATATCATGTTATCTGCAGTTCTTGTGGTGTGTCTGAAATAGCGTTAAGTGAAAATACCTGATATGAATAACCGCCCTCTTCTTGTCCGAGCGTACGGTCTTCAAATACGATACTGTCAATGTCCAGGTTGTTGAGATATGCGCAAATTACAGGAATAGGAACGGGAGCTTTAATTAGGTTTTTTAGACTCCTAACTTCATCGATAGGATAATGACCATTAGGACCGGTTATGATACCTCTGAATGTTATTTGAGCGTCACCTTCTCCGATATATTCCTTTATAGTGCCCGGACGTCCTTGGATTTCTGTTTTGACAATATTTCGAGGGAAATTTACATCTACTAATATGGCATAAAATGAAAGACGTGGAGTGAGCTGTTCGTTGCCTTGCTCATCGGTATAATGAACTGAATCAAAAGTTACATCAGCATAAACAGGTGTTCCCATCACAGAAAAACCAATAGGTTTATCTTTTTGGCTTACCATGTTCTCATTACCCATATACGGGTTTTGATATGGAGCTTTTTTACGTGCTTCGCTTGCAACCTGAACAGCGTTTTCACCTACGATTCTGGCTCCGATTATCGCTACACCTGCGACCGTTACTTTTGGTATGATAAAGTCTTTCATCTTAGTGATCTGCAACCATTAGTGAATCATGTGTAGCATTGACAAGTATCGCTGTAACTTGTTCTTTTAGGCTTCCAAGACCTTCTTTGATATTTGTAGTCGAGATGGTGAATCCTGATATCAGCGGAGCGTTATACGCAACATGGATGTTGATTGTCTTTTGACCTTCTGCTTTTGTTTTGGGTTCGGGTAATTGAGTTGCCGGTTTGCCACTTGTACCCATCTTTCCCTCTTTACCGGGTATAAGGCTTTTATGTGCTGAAATAGCTGCATGTGCATCAGATTTGTTCCAATCATCGCTTATTTCTTTACCTGCGCTTTTGTAGGTACTTACCATATCGGTTAAACCTTTTTGAATAAGGGTAGGATTAAATGTCATGACACCTATCAGGATCTCACCAAGCCCCATCATTTCTTTACTGACCATTTTTATAACATCCCAAACAACTAACATTGTTTTCCTGAATCCCTCAAATGTATTCCAACAATAGATAATACCACCTACAAGAGCAGCAACAGCTACGATTACGACTCCTATGGGATTAGCGGTCATTGCTACGTTTAAAGCCCACTGAGCAGCTGCCAGTAGCCCTGTTGATGCTGTATTAATGTTATAAACCCTTCCAAGTGCTATGTTTGCAATTGTTGACAGTGTAGTGCTTGAAAACAAGAATGCTTGAACAGCAGCAATCGACCCCATTATTAATTTTTGACCAGTGAGGGCAACCGTAACTAATCCTATTGCAATTCCTAATGCTTTTAATCCTTCTTTGTGTTCTTTGACAAACCCAACAACAGATTTTATACTTTCGGCAAAACTCTCCAATATTGGGACTACAGATTTTAGTATTTCAGTTGCATATTCACCAACTGCTAGTTTTGCACTACCGATCATTTTATTAAATCGTGCCATTGGTTCAGCATTAAACATTGATGTAGCTACGCCCTCATATCCTGATTTAGCAATAGCATCCATCATTGATTTTTGGGCACCTATCAGGTTTCCGCTTTCTTGTAACTTTTTAATAGTTGCTTTTTGAGTATCATCGAATATGACCCCGTAACGCTGCATCTTTTGAAGTCCATCGATAGGGTCATTCAATGCTTTGCCGTACATGATAGCGGTCTCGGATAGTTCATGACCGGTTTGTTTTGCGATGTCTGCTACCATACCCATAGACCTTTCAAATACATCCTTTGTGATAGGTGTGAATGTCAATAGCTGCGAAGCCATATCTGTGATTTCACCCTTTGATGCTTTGATATGCGAAGACAAAGAAGCGGTCCATTTTACAATGTCTTCCATTCCCACACCGGCAGCGTGTTGTGTAGATTTTAAATTTGCTTCTACTTTGGCTTGTGATTGTTCTAAAGCATGATATGCTTCAACTCCTGATTTAATAAAGGCTCCTATCTGGTAAGCTCCGAATGCCACACCTAAAGCAGCTCCGACACTCAGGGCCATAGACTTTGCACCACTTAAAGCACTTTCCATTTTCTGAACATGCTTTGTTGCCCCGTCAATAGCAGGTGACATTTGATCTTTAATGCCTAAAATATATTCTACCAGGTTAGCCATTATTTAAACTCTACTTGATGGATGATTTCTAAATAAAATTTCACTTGACCCCATGCTTCACAAAATGAATCTTCAGTCATTTCGTCCATTTCTTGTTGGGTTAAACGCAAATGGCAGCGTATTAGAGCTGCCATCCGTGCGTAAGATGCACTCGCATTGGTTATCTCGTACTGAGCTATTTTTTTTTAAAGCTGTTTTGTACAACCTCAATAATAGTGACACAAATAGAAGCCATTGCAAGGCGAAAACGATCACAATCTGAAGCAGTTGAATAGGTGCGTGGATCGCTCTCATCTTCTATTGTAAGGACAGACCTTAGCTCTTCACCTGCCATGAACATACCAACAGTTGCGATCTTATCCATTGCGAAGATCTTCTGCAGGTAGTTCGGTTCTTTGATGAATCCTACTATCCTTTCTTTTGTATCAGGGTCAATTCCTACGTATGGATATACTTTTGAAACACCTAGTTTTTTAGATATCTCAACAGCTTTTGCCTCGTACCCTGCGTTTTCTTCAGGTGTCAACTGATCTGTTAATTTTTCCATTATCTTCCGATTGCTCCTATGATTAAGGGTAATTTAACAGTTAGCTTTGTGTCACCTTCTTTTGCGGTAAATGGATCTTCTAGAAACTCAACAGCTTTTAAAATATCTTTTGTGATATCCGCAACGTTGTTACCAAAGATTACAGGAATGTCAAACCAACCGATATCTAAAGGATCTCTGTTTGGAGCGGCATCAATAATTTTCTTCCATTCATCCTGATAGATTTCGATTGAACCTTCATATTCTTTTTTGCCATATCCACGGGAAACGGGTTCGGTTCCGGCGCCATAGTTATTGGTCTTGGTTTGTTTGCGCTTGTATTCAATAGCTACGATACCGGCTACAGGAACACCAAACAAAGCAAATGTGATACTTGCCCAACTATAAGCTACTCCGTTAATTAATGTTGTCATATCTTATTATTTAAAAGAGATTGGAACTTCAATATTTCGTGCTATACCGTTTGCATTCAGCACCACATTCACGACCAAAAGATTGGTAGATGTGACGTTCTGTGAAGGGTCGATATAGACATCACTGTCAGATACTGCACCCAGGTCACCATCTCT